GCCACACAAGCGCATCCTGAACTTGTTTCGCGCGCATGGCGTTCGTCGTGCTGGTTGAAGCGACGGCAAAGGACATCTCGACAAGTGTCTTCTCTGCGGCCGCGCGAACATCGGAGAGAATGCCGCCAGCTTCAGCGATGCGCGCTTCGAGCGAGCCGCTTAGTTGGTCGATCATGTAGCGATCGTTTGCGGAGTACTCGCCTTGCACATTGGCGAAGAGCGTCTTGATGTTCGTTTGATGCGCGCGAACTGCGTCCATCATGTAGATGAGCGCGCCGAGCCGAGTGAAGAGTCCGTCCGTGCCATCGTAAACAAGTGCCATGATTTACTCCGTAGTTGCTTCATCGGCGGCTTTCGGCGCGCCCTTGCATCCGCATCCGCTCGACGGCATCACCTTGTTGAGAAACGACTGGCGAGCCGTGCATCCTCCGCACTTGACCGAGCGCAACGGCGTAAACGATAGAAGCCACTTGATGGCATCGCCGGCTCCGCGCAAGCCGTTGCGGTGTTCGCATTGGGCGCATATGCCAGCCGATGGACGCGCGCCGTAGAGGGGAAGCGCGAGGCGATTCGTGCAAACGCCCTTCGGCATGTAGATACATCGAATCATAAAAGCCTTATTGCTCCGGGATCAACAATTGCTTGATGCCGATTTAAATCTCCGGCATAAGCACCAGTACAAAGCCAAATCGGCGGAGGATTCACGAAAGAACAAAGGTCTTGGCTTCCGGGAATGTTGGAACATGATACTTGAGCAATAAAGCAAGGAGAAGATGCCATATTTGGATTTGGTATTGCGCTCCTTGATTTGTTTAAAGAAAATATTAGTTGCGTTGGATCGCAACCGGCATCTCCTTGAGCATCAAAAGCAAGCGTCACGGTTCCAATGTAGATAGTGATTCTCCAAGGCGTTGTGATGCCAGTTACCGCGCTAGTGGTTGGAAGTGCAACAAAGACCGAGTGAATAATGTTGGATTGATACTGATTCGGTTCTTTGATTTCGTAACTGCAAAGAGAAGCCGGACTCGTGTCGATAGGATCAAAACATCGATAGAAACGATCAAGCATATAGTTTGCCGAATAGCAATACGCGCTATTGCAAAACTGGCCAAATACAATTGGTGTTTGCGGATAAGCAAATGCCGTTGGCTTATCAAAACCAAAGGATGCGTTGGGCTTGCATAATTGCCCCGGAGAGCAAAAACTATTGTGGAAATCAATGCATGATCGCGGTCTAAATGTCACGCTTCCAGACCACTTGACAACAACGCTTGTAGTCTCAAGCCGACACGGGCAAGGAGTAGTTGGGCAACAACAACTATTCATCACCGCTTCGTTGCTCATGCTTCAACGCCGTAGACCGTCGCGCATGTCGCGCGGTCGGAGTTGAAGATCAACTTGTCTCCGCTTGTCATGTAGATTCGCGCCTCAATCAATAGCATGGATCGACCATCAATGGCGATATGGTGCATGAGCGCGTTGTCATCGCCAGCCGTCTCGCGCGGAGTCACATGGTAAAGATGGAAGTCGCCCGAGATGGCGGTTGTGTTCGCGATCCAAATCGATTCGATCGAGGCCGATCGGCCTTGCGGACATTCGTAAAGCGTCGATTTGGTCGTTTCCGTCTCCCTCGATGCAAGTTTGCGCGCCGATCGATCGGATCGGTTGATGGAGTTGAAGTCGCTCGGAAGTGCGGTCATTTAGCAAACTACCTTGTATCCGTTCGGGATGCTGAACATGGCAAGACCGTTCTTGTCTTTGATGATCTCAACCGCAATGCCGTTCTTGATTGGTTGCCTTGTGTATATCGCGGCCGCATTTGATGATGGAACAAATCCAACGCCCTTGGATGTTGAGTCCGTTGTGTTCTCCGCGCCATTCCATGCGAAGAACGATGTTGCACCAACTACGGAAGTGAAAATGTTTTGCGTCGTGAAGTACTCGGCTTCAATCACGGAATATTTCCAACGAAGGTTCGCCGTGATAGCGGTCGCGCTTTGAATCAGCGCGACGGTTCCGCCAGTTCCCGTTTGCGCTGGCGATGAAACCGACAGATACTCCAACTTGCCGGCTTGATTGTCGCGGCCGAGGAGATAGAGAATAGAACCGCTCGGCAATCCCGATTGCGCAATCGCTGGCGTTGCGTAATTCGTAAAGACTCCGAGGAGGTATCCGCTCGATCTTCGGCCGTTGATGGATTGGTAAGTGTTTGTAGCGGTGCGCTCTTGCTCGGTAAATTGATACTCGCCGGGCTTGGCTGGATTTTCCGTCGTGATCTTTGCGGGAAAGATGTCGCTCGCGTAGTCCTTGTGGAGTTTGCGCGGGATGCCCTTACCTTCGAGTGCCTCGATGCGCTCGAACATGTCGTTGACGACATCGAAGGTCAAGCGACCACTACCGCCAGAGGTGAGACGCGGAAACTCCATGCGGTTAATCCTGCAAGATGAAGTATTGGAGATTCACGGCCGCCGTGTTCGCCCGTGCCGTCGGCGCATTTGTTCCGAGGCGAAGGACTGCGGCCTCGCCGGCCTTAAGTTTCGCGAACGCGACGAATGTTCCCGTACCGGTTCCGATCTCGACATAATTCGTCGCATCCGTGTTCCGAAAGTAAGCGTAGCCGCAAGTAGAAACATCGGTAACTCCTAGGGTTTCGCCAGTCAATCCAATGGTTTGAACTCCTCCCGACGCAGTCGTTCCCGTCATCGTCACGGTCAGCGTACTCGGATCGAATCGCTGGACAAGAAAGCCATTGGCTACGGCAAGTCTGAGGTTAAGTGTGATCTCGTCAGCCATTAGAAGTTCTCCGATATTTTTCCAAAGTTTGAGTATTGCGGAAACGGTTGCACCCAACGAACCCAACCGGCAAACGGAAAGTTCAATCCAACTTCGATCTCGACTTGCCTTTGCATGTTGCGCTTCGGTTGCTGGACTCCGTGCATCCATTCATCGTATAAAAAGTTGTGAGTCAACGAATATGAAGTAAGGCTCATGCGCTGACCTGAACATCCTTGGTAGAGAAGGAATCCCGGTTGCGCGCCAAAGAAAAGTGTTTCATTTCGAGTCGCAACAAAGGCTCGAAGGTTTACCGATCGCTGAACAAGACTCGCGGCCGTTACGGTTTCCGTAATCGTCACAACATGTTGAGGCACAAAGACCGAAACTGGTTCGCCAGCGCAATCGATTGGATATCCGCCGATGTCGGCCGATCCTGAAGCAACTAGATTCGGTTCGCTTCTCCATGCATCCTTGAACTGTCCGCCGAAGTTGAAACTGACTTGGATATACCCAATCGCTGTCGGAATGATGGAGGGAACGCCGTCGCCTCCTCCGCTTCCATAAGTCCACACCACTTTCCAAATGCCGTTCGACTTCTCCTCAATGGAGATCGCAAACGACATCGCGAAAAGACTGTCTTCGCCGGGGAAGAGATCGCCATTCTTAGGCATCGAGCCGCTGAAAAGTATCTGGCTTGGAAGCGTGATCGGTGTCGTGTCATCCCACACAAAGAAAGAACGACTGCCAGACAACTTCCCGCCGGAATCGGAAATGGTGCGCGTGTTGGCTTGTTCGATTACCACTTGGGTCAATTGAATCCTCCGGCCGTCATCATGCGCTGGCTTGCTTCTTTGATGGCCTTCAACTCGCTAACGATTTGCCGATCAATGTCCTTCTTTTCCGTCTGTGAATACTCGGCAAACTTGAATGTGCCAAAGGAAGTATTGGTGCTTCCTACGGCCGTCATCACGCTCTTGCGTTGTTCATCGAGTGCCAGCGTCTTTTCTTTCTCGATGTCCATGATCTTCTTCGTCTCTTCGTTATAGCGTTCGGTGTCGGCGGCAAGTTTTTCTTGCGCCAGCTTCCGCTCGCGCTCTTCAATTTCCTTGTACTCAAAGGCAATCTTGGAGCGGATCATCTCGAACTCCATCGCTTGCCGCTTGCGGATCTCGTCTTTCTCCGCGCCACTCTTTGCCTGCTGTAGATCGGAGTTGGTCTTGCGCGTCGATTGGTAGATCTCTAGTTCGGCCTTCTTTGCCGCGATCTTGCGCAAGTCTCCTTCTTGCGTTGCAAGTTGGATATTGCGCTGGCCGCGAAGTTCGGTGTTGTCATTCTTGCGGTTGCCAAGCGCGTTGTCCGATTCGTTCTTGAGTCGGTTCTTTTCTTTGAAGGCTTCCTCGCGCGCCTTGTTCGCAACTTCCTCGGCCATGATCTTTGCTTGCTTGCCAACGCGGTCGGTCATGATCGCGCCAATGGATTCAAAGATCGTATAGATCGAACCAACAAGCGGAAGCGACTTCACGAGGGCGGCAAGAGCCGTGCCGATGTCCGCGCCTTCGGCTCCCGCTTGAAGCGCTGCGCTCAAAGAGTTCGTGATGGCAACCGCGCCGGTTGCAGCAATTAACTTTCCCTTGATTGCGGCAATGTGTCGGTTCATAACCGCATCGGAAGACTTCTCGAAGCCTTGCGCGAAGTTCTGTCCAGCCAGTTGCCCGGCTGGCTTCGCCGTTGCAGCGGCCGCCTTCAAGTCAGTTTCCAACTTGGCGTATACGCCGCTGATTTCAACTTCAATCTTTCCGGCGATCATCGTTCATCCTCCACATGGCGGCGATGCCAAGGACGATCGTCTACCGATCCTCCGCTCATGGACAGCGATAGATGGCGATCGAACTCGGTGAGCGTCAAGTCTAAAGGATTGCCAAGAGCTGGAGCGGTGCGAGCGATCAAGTGTGCCTCCGCGAGCCAGTCGCGCGCGACCTCGCGCCCGGCTGGTTCACTCATTTTCCCGATGTTGATTCTCCGCTGAACTCATAACCGAGGCAACGCGCCGCGATGTTTCCAAGCGCGCTCGGATCGATCGATGAACCGATCTCCTCGATGTCCTCCACGCTCGAGCATGCGCGCGCAAGGATCGCCGAGGATCCCTCGATGGTGAAGCATGACATGATGAGCGATGACATCTTCTCAGCTTCCTCGATGCGCAAGGAAACGAAATCGGCCGAGTCCTTGCCGGTGAGGCCAAGCGACTTAGCCAGCGCGATCGAGCGCGCCGAGGCGTTTGCGCTCAAGAGATTCGAGACGGCCATGCGATCGCGGATGGTCAACGGCTTCAACTCAATCGAGCGGCCGTTGATGATGACGGGAAATGGTGCGGATAGATTCATGGTGCGATCCTATCTCATCCGACGCATAAGATCCAAGAACGGATCTCGCGCGGAAACCACTTCGATCACGGGCGCGCTGGCGCGCCTCACGGAGACATCCTTGACGGACGATCGCTGGATGCCTTGCGCCAGTAGCGCAATGCCGAGCGCGTCATCCTCGCCCATAGAACCAGGAGAGATGCGCCGAGTGAATGCGCTACCGTCGTTCTGGCAAATGGACACCAACCAATCGTCTCCATTGGGCGCGAAGCATTCCATTGCTGAAGTGCTTAGACCAGCCATGTAACTACCGGCGCGGATCCGCTTGAATTCTCAAACTGGCAAGCGATGGTTGCATCGCCGGTTTTGTTCGAGTTGAAAGCGAATGAATGGAGGAGAGCGGTTGAAACGATCTTGGCCGCAGTCGTTCCACCGTAAAGCGACAGCGTTACAACGGGCGCGCTATTCGTGAGATTGGTCAGAACGCCGTCTTGAGCATTCACAAAGAGGACGGATACGTTGGTGTTGCCCGTGTTTGTCGATTCAACGCCAAGGAATCCGTTGATTGAACCCGTGACATCGAGCATCCCGAGCCGCCGGCGGCCGCCAGTATCGCCGAAGCCGGTCACATTGTGGATTGATCGCGTGAGCGTTGCGGCGAATGTGTTGACTTTGATGACGGTTTGATTTGTACCGCCGATTGCGATCGTCACATTGCCGTCGTTGCCGACGATGTAAGTATCAACTGCCATGATTCATCCTTATGATGTTTTGAGAAGGTATCCAACGCCCCTATAAGTATCCGTCATCGTCCAACAATCGTCGGCGAATGAAGGCACACCGCAAGAGACCCGCGTGAGAGTGAAACGGTCGAAGCCAGTTGGCGAAAGTTTGGCGGTCAACGCGGACAAGATTTGATCGCTCAAGGCGTAAATGTCCAAGCCATTCTGTCCGCCTTGGTACATCGTAAACGAGAGCGTGAGGTCAAATCGTTCGTCATCGCCGAAGGATTTGCCCGTGTCCATGCGGTCGATTGCATAGACGACGCAAGGAAGAGCGGTGTCCGCCGGAAGTTGATCGAGGCAAATCCTTCCGCCAAGCAATGCCGTTCCGCCGAGCGTTGCGTTGATTGGCGAAGAAAGGATGCGCGCCCAAACCGCGTTCAAAATTAACTTCGCGCTCATGCTCGGCCTCCCTTTGGAAAGTGCTTGTTGAACGCGCGTTGAAATGTCTTCTCCGCAACCTCGCGCGCCTTGTCCATTGAAGGTCGAAGGTAGGGGCGTTGCTTCATGCGCGAGGTTCCAAACTCAAGGAGCGGAGCGTAGAACAAAGTCGAGCCGTAGTTAAGCCTCACGCTTCTATTGTCGCGTTGCATGACGACAAAGCCATCCTTTGAATTGCGCGCGGCATCAAGTGAACTAGCTCCCGAGATTGCCCAAGACGAACGCAAGCGATTGGTATCGACGGCTGGCGGATATCCAGGCGACGATGCGCGATGAAGTCCGCGCGCGCGAAGCGTCTTGCCCTTCTTTTTTCCCTTTGCAACTCGATAGATCTTGCCCGTTCCTGGCTTCGACAAAGTTGCGCGAACGGTGCGAGCCGTCAACAAGAGCATGACATTCAACGCTTCATGAACGGCCGCGTCCACTTGCTTGCGGATGGTCAAGAGATCAAATTGGATCTTTTTCTCTATCATGGTGCGGCTTGCTCTGGCGCAATCTCAACGACATCGACGGCCGTCATGTTCAATCGATGCGAAGCGGGAAAGATCCGCGCAATCTCGCCGGGATTCACTAGGCCGCTCACTCGCCAGCGTAGAGCCGTGCCAGTCTTTGCGCTGTAGATCTCGTCGTCGATGGCAACATCAATCGCGCCGACGAAGTAGATCGTCCCGCTTGTGCGTCCGTTTGATCGACCCTCAAAGACATCGCTCGATTGTGAAGCTGGTTGAACGAAACCGTAAAGCGTCTCCTTGAATGTGTAGGTTCGCATCGGCTTACCATCCGTCGAAACCGTGAGGACGGGTCGATAGATGTGGAGCGCGATTTGAAACTGGCGCACAAGCGTTTCGATGCTCAACGGATCCTCCGATACGGCGCAAGCATCTCCCGCTCCAGCGAGTCCACTTCGGCGGCCGAACGCGCGGAATAGGAATAGCCGCCAAGGCTTTCCGAGGATAGCGCGGCATCTCGCGCCCTTCCTTGATAGAGGCGCGCCGCAACGCTTGTAGCGGCTTGCTCGATGTCGGCGGGAATGGTCGCATAGCCGGCGGTGTAATCGATCAAGATTGATCGGTAGGAAGACAGCGTATTTCCGTAGACGATGCCAGCATCCAAGTCCACTTGATAGTCATCGAACGCGTCTACGGGAGCCTCAAGGTACGCCGTCGTTTGCCGCAGATTGCGGCCGCCGATCTTGCGAAGGTAGCGCGTATCGACATTGGTCGAAACCTCGGCTTTAAATCCCGTCACGCTTGAGATGTAGGTGGCAAGCAAGGCCGTTGTTGGGTACGCCGTGAAGGTCGCGGTAGTCGTTGCCTCCACGCCGGCAACCGTCACTCGATGGAGGAGGACGGAAGTCTCAAGGACAGAGATGGCGCAGAAGACATCGGTGAGAACGGTTGAGTTGATCGACATCACCGAATCCCAACCGACACCAACGAAGCGAATCGACTGGACTGGCGTTTGCATCAACGCTATCCGTCGATTCTCGCCGGCTCCGTCGCGGATCTCAAAGTACCTTTGCGAGGTGAAGTTTCGCCCGCAATAGGCTTGAACGATCTTCGATGCTCGATCAACGGCATAGCCGAGGATTATGTCATCGGTTGTTACCGTGATGCCGAGCCAAGACTTGAGCATAGCGACCGTCGTGAGTGGATTGCTGTCGATCATTGCTTCCCCTTCGGATCCTTCATCGGCTTGAGTGGCGGATCGGTTGCATCGGCGAACAAAGGAGCCGCGACATTGACGCGCTCAAGATGTCCGCTCTTGATGAGTTTCTCCGCCAGAGCTGGATCAAGGTTGATGCGCGTTCCCGGCCGCAACTCGCGCCGGCCGAAGCGCGCGTCGGCAATCGATAGCGGCTTGAGGACGATCAGTAGGTCATGCATTCCTTCGGCCTTCCTTCGTCGTGGAACTTGTTCAGGTATTGATGGACGCACGAAAGATCGTCCTTCGGCCAAGTGATCATCAATTGGAGATGACCAAGCCGAACCTTCGGCGTAGCGCAAATGCGTTTGCCAGCCGCGCGCAACTTGTGCCAGAAGTAAATGTCGTCATCGGTGCGGCCTTCGTCCCAACGCCCTTCCTTGTTGGGTACGCCGATGAACCAAGGATGCGGCAAGTCCTTGAGCGCATCGACGCGGATAAGCGTCAAACCAAAGTGGCCGTTCTTGATCTCGACCGTCTCGGCGTAGAATGTTTCGCTTGTGACTTTGTGGACATTGCCGCCATCCTTGGAAATCAGATTGATCAAGACGGCATCGCGGTCGCGCCCGATTTGCATTGGGCAAAGCGCGGCAATGTCTGGATTGTCTTCCATGATTTGCCAAAGGCGAATCACATCGCGCGAGTCGAATATGGAATCGTAGTCCATCGTCAAGATGTACTTCGGCGGCTCGGCCGTTTCGCACACGCTGGCCATCAATCGCTCGAGGCATTGACCCCAAAAGACTCCCGTCGATTTGGTGAACTTTAATTGGAGTTGCGCGGCCGTTTCGAGGATTTGCCCGAAAGAGTCCGTCCATCCGATGCGCGGCAACGACATAAGCGCGTGAATGTCCTTCATCGGCAACTCGGGCATACGCCGCTCGCGCTTGGTTGCCGTGACGCAAATCCGTCCTTGAGCATCCGTCCATCCAAGCCGGCCGTCCGTTCCTCCAATGATCTCGAAGCCGGCCATGTTCAGCGTGTCCATGAGTTTCCCGCGATTGAAGATCGATCGGTTCATGCCATCGCGGCAAAGCATGGATTCAGGATCGCCCGTTCCGGCTTTGTATTGATCGCAAACTAGATCGAAGTCAGTCACGGAAAGCGTGAGCGTTCCTCGGTAGCACAACTTGCTCGCAAGGAAGCGAAGCGTTTCAAGCGTCTTCGATGGCTCAATCAAGTCAAGTACATGAGTGAAATCGATCGAATCGCACTCGCCATCCTTCGCCTCGATTGCTGAAATCATTTCGACGGAATCAATCTTGATGTCCATAGTGTCTCCTTGCGAGAACTATACCCAATGAAAAGAGCCGTAGCCTTCCGGCTACGGCTCCATGGGGAGAAGACTGGTTGAGATCAAAGGCCGTAAGAAGAGCCAGCCGCAACAACTCCGAGAGTGCGAACGGTGTCGCTGACATCGGACAACTCGCAAGCAATGCAAGGAGCCGGCGTAGCGGTTGCCGTTTGAAAGGTCACCTTGAGGTAACGCTTTCGGCCGCGAAGGTCAACTCCGTAGACCATCTTCGGAATCGTAGTCGCATGGCTTGCCGTGCTGGCAGTCCAGTCGTTCGTGCCAAGACCAGAGATTGCATTGGTCGTGCCTCCGCTTGTCTCTGATTCAACGACGATGTTTGATCCTGCAAGAGTTGCAGTCGTTCCGCTGAAGCAAAGGATGCGCGCGAAGGAGAAGCCAAGAGTGTCAAACTCGGCCGTGATGGTGGAAGCGGCCGCAGTTCCTTGGCCACCAAAGAGAAACTTTGTGTTGCTGTTCATGTGTTGCTCCTTAGAGGGTGAGTTGGATCATCGCGCCGCGAGCCGATGCCGTGCCGGTGTTGGGGGAAATGATGTCAACGCGCTCGGTTCCGCGCACGGCAACTTCGTCTTGCTCGAAAGCGTTCAACGCGCTATCGCTGTACTTTACGGTCACCGTTCGGCGATCACCCATGTACGAAGAGAGGAAGAGATTTCCGATGAAGGCGTAGGTAACGCCATCGGCTTCCGCCGTGTCCATCGCTTGCGTGATCTCAACGGGATAGCCGAAGTAACGCGGCGAAACGCCACCACTCATCTCGGCCGCAGTCACGCCGCCGGCGTTCATCGCCAGATTCTCGAAGATCTCGTGGTATTGCTGCTTGCTGCAATAGATCTTCACTTGTCCGCGTCCGCTTGTTGCCCATTGCGGAAGCGCGGCGATGCCCTTGGAAATCATCGCCTTAGTTACGCTCGCATAGAGCGTGATGCTTCCATCGAATGCGCCATAGGTTCCCGCGCACATGGTCTTCAGACCAACGATTCCGCCATGCGTCGAAGTGCCGTCGCCCATGAAGCCGGCGGAGTCTTCCTTAAGCGCGAACTGGTACGCCATGTCGCCAGCGATCTCGTCGGCGATCGACACCAACGCATCCTCGCCGAGTTCGTTGCTGAAGGTCGTGGTAATCGACATCTTCTTTGCGGTCAACTGAAGCGAACCGAAACTCTGCGTCGATTCGGTTGGCGCAATCGATTCGCCAGCCCAATACGCCGTGAGTCCGGCGGTACGCTTCGAGAAGCGCAGAGTGTCGGAAGACATCGGCTTCACATAAGTGTTGCGACGGAACACGCCGTACTCTTCGCGAAGCGAAACCAGCTCGCTCTCGAACGGATCGGGAACGAGGAAGCCGCCGGCGGAGTTCACGCCTTCGGTGTGCGCCTTGACGATCAAGCCGCGATCGAGGCAATACTTGTAAGACTTCTGGTCGCCCAAGGTCGCCTTGATCCAAGTGCCGAACTCGTAAGCGGTCTTCTTGTCCTTGATGTTCTTCAACTTGCCAAAGGTTCGCGCGTTCTTCCATTCGGTGTCGCCCGGCTTGTCGTTGGCGTGATTCAAGTGCGCGTAGAGTTCCTTTGAGAAGGCTCCCTTGACGCTCTTCATCACGGCTTCGTCGAGTGCCTCTTGCGAGCAAGAAGCCGCGCCGCCGCTGGCGGACTTGACGCTCGGCGCGACGACAGTCACATCGAGAGTCTCGGGGTCGATCATCACGCCGTCATCGTCGATGATGGCATGAGTTTCGAGGATGGCCTTCTTTTGCATTTGAACGCCGGCTTCGCCCTTCAGCGCGCCGGCACGAGTGAGGTTGTCTCGGAAAGCCGAGACATTCATGGTCTTCACAGTTTGCTCCTTGTCTTGTCCTCTTGAACTTCTTGAGGCGCGCCTTGCAGGGGCATTCCCGTAGCGCGCGCCGTCGTCATTCGTAGAGGCTTCCGCGAAGTTTGGCGACGGATCGCTTTACCATCGCATCGATGTCCTTGATCGGTTCAACGCTTGCCGCACTTGAGGGCAAGGCGATATCGATTCGATGCCGAGGCTTCGGAATCTCAATCGCGAACGAGTAACGCTTTGGAGCCGCGTCGATGCCAAACCACTTCTTTGCCGCGCTGGCCGATACGGCTCCCTTGCGTACTGCGGTAATGATGGCTTCGGGATTTGCTTGCATCGGAGCCAGCGAGATCTCGCGCAAGTTCCAGCGCGAGATGATCGCGGAAATGGATTTCTTGCCGTGCTTCGCAAAGTCGGCCGCAGTCGGCGCGCGCTTGCCGCCATCTTGAACATCGAGGCCGACGCTCACGGCGTTACAAATGCCTTGCCCAACAAGCGCGGCCGCGAAGTCGGGGAAGAACTCGCCGGCGTATCCGTCTGGCTTCTGCGCAAAGTCGAACTCGCCGACGATGTCGCGCGCGCGGCGAACCAGCTTGACGCACTTCCCAACCGGTAGCGCGTAGTCGTGATTCCAGAAGAGGACGGGATTGGTTTCATAGACGGTCGAATCCATGCCTTGCGGGATAAGGATCTCGCCGTCCCGGTCAATGGTGTCGCTTGTGATGGTTGCCGTGAAGCCGCGCGCGGTCGCGCTCATCTTGGCCGGCAATGTCTTGCGGATTGTTTGCATGGTCATCCTTGGTATGGCTCGGTATCGGCGGCAACGGCCGCGTCCAGTTCGGCGGCAATGTCGGCGTAGTCTGCGGATAGAGTTGGTTGCATCGAGCATCGGCAGTTCGGATGCAATGGCGGCGCGTCGATGGCTTCATAGTCGAGCATCATGGAGCCGCCATCCGCGCCGGTGAGCGTCGAGTCCTTGGCAAAGAACGACTCGCCCAGGCCGACGCTATTTGTCGAGAACGCATCGCTTGCGGCTTGGCAAAACTCGCAAGGATCGGGCGCGAGGAGCCAAGTCTTGCCTTCGACCAAGCCGCTCGACTTCCATGCTTCAACCTCCGCGCTTCTGGATGCGCGCTGAGCCTCGGTACGGGCAATCATGACCGAGCGGGCGTATGTGCCTCGCTCGGTGTCGCCCGTCTCTCCCGCCCAATCCTGCACGGTTGCGGCGATCTCGGGGATGGTCTTGCCTTCCGCGACTCCGTTGCCGATGATTTCCGAGACGCGAACGCTTGTGTACTGGTTTACGCCATCGGCCGCGCCTCGCGACAGCCGAACGGACTCGCTTGCGGTGTATGCGTCGAGTTCAGGCGTAGCCGGCGTGAAGTTGGGAGCCTCTGTCGCCATCTCCTTGATTGTCTTCATGCCTACTTCGATGCCTTGCTTGAGCGCGGTCGCGAGATATGGCTTCATCGCGCTAGCGATTTCCTTTTGCCATCGGTTTCCGCGAAGCATTTGCGCAACTTTGGTTGCCAGTTCTGGCGTAGCGACCGTCGCGGCTTCGACTTCCTTCAGCACTTCGGCAATTTGCTTGCGGAGAACTTTGTCAACGGCCGACGCAATGGCGGCTTCGTCCTCGGTGATGGCAAGAAACTCCGAAGACACGGACTTCGAGAAGGACTTTGCCCACATTGCCGAGGCTGATTCTATTTTTTCGTGCCATGTTCCGCACTCTCCACAACATTTCAGCGCGCGCGCGGCCTTGCCCGATGTCATCGCCGCGTCGATCTCGTCGATGGCGGCTTGCAGTTCCTCGATCGTCTTCCCTTCGGAAGAGATTTCGTCGGCGTGTGCTTCCATTTCCTTTGTAAGCGCGTCGATTTGCGCGATCATTTCTTCTTCGGTCATGGTAGATCCTTGCCAAACTTGGCCTTGAAATCGATTCGCATTTGAGCAATCTTCGCGTTGTTCTTGTCGAGCGCGGCTTGGAGTTTCGCGATGCGCTTTGAGCCAGCGTCAACCTTTGCAGTCGCTGCAACTGCGGCTTGCGCTGGCTTTGGAGCCGGCGGCTTGTCCTTGCCGAAGATTGAGTCCATCGCCGCAGAGATGCGAGCCGTTCGAGCGGCTTGCGTCTTGGGGTCGGCTTCGTTGCGCTCAAATGCGGCTTGCTGTGCGCGGATCTTCGCCG